ATAATGAAAAAGAATTATTATGATATCATAATGAACGATAGGGTAAATGCTCTTAAAGATTTACCATTTCAAGTTAAGTTTATGTCTATGCAAATACTTGCCTGGATGTGGTCTGCTGTATTTGGGATTTATATCATAGAGAGTATCTATGCTTTTGGTATATCTGCTATTGCTCATGCCTTGTTTATTACAATGACTGTATTAACAGCAATATATTTTAAACAAGTACAAAGAAAAAAAGTTGACGGCATTCTTACAAGAGGTAAAGGTGGTGAACATGAGTAGTAAAGAACGATTAGTTTTCTTTCTACTTGGTTTAATACCATTTATTAGTATTTTAATAGCATTAGCAGAAGGATGGATTACACTATGAGCGAAGATAATAGACACGAAATAACAATGCGACCTTATGTGTTAGGAAGTTTTGTTGTAAAATATAATTTACCTATGAAAATGATTGATGAAATTAATAAAGCATATGATGAAGCAAATGATTTAGAAAAATGGAATGATAGACTTGCAGGTAAAATAGCAGAAGAAAATCTAGTCAATGATTTAATGACTGACAAGATGAAAGAAATTTTCTTAGGTTGTTTTCAAGCATATATGAAACATATACAAAAACCATATTGGGTTCCTACTTTAAATACTGTATGGATAAATGAAATGAGAGCAAACGAATACAATCCTTTTCATTATCATACAAGCGAAGAAACTGATTTAGGTTTATCATCTGTGCTGGTTTTGAAAAAACCTACTACATATGGTAAAGAGGTAACTAAACCAGAAGATCCGTGTAATGGTATGTTAGAATTTGTTGGCGGTCAACAAGATACGCTATCAATATCTCAACTTAGAGTTAATGCTCAACCAGGTGAGTTCTTTGTATTTCCTTATACTATGCTACATGGTGTTTATCCATTTAATGGTACCGAAGAAACAAGAAGAACATTATCTTATAATTGTGATCTACTAAGACCGCCTAAAGAGGAAGAATAATATGGATTATATGGCATTATATTATAGTAAAGAAGCCGAATGTCAGCAGAAAGATGTAAAGATTGCCGAACTTGAAGCAAAAATACATAAGTTAGAAATGAATGCTTATGATGAAAAAAGAGAGATAACAAAGGGTCAATATCTTTGGTTAAAGAATGAAAATGCTTGACTCTATTGTCAAAAAATGTTATAATATAATCTTAAAAGTGTTATAAATAACTATGTGCGAATGATACAGCACACAATATATACAAATACATACATACAAATATACAAGGAGATACAACATATATGAATACAAGTATAGCGGCCTTAAAAAGGTCAAAGTCTAATCTAGACACACTCATTGGCGAATTATCAAAAGTCGCCGAACCTCAAAAACAAAAGAATTCTTATGCAGATGATCGTTTCTGGAAACCAGAATTAGATAAGACTGGCAACGGGTATGCCGTTCTTAGATTTTTACCTGCTGTAAAAGATGAAGATTTACCATGGGCAAGATTATGGTCTCATGCCTTTCAAGGTCCTGGTGGTTGGTTTATTGAGAACAGTTTAACTACACTCAACAAAAAAGATCCAGTAAGTGAATCAAATAGTTTACTATGGAATTCTGGTGTTGAGGCAGATAAAGATATTGCAAGAAAAAGAAAAAGAAAATTATCTTATATTGCAAATGTCTTAATCGTTAGTGATTCTAAACATCCTGAAAATGAAGGTCAAATTAAATTATTTAAGTTCGGTAAGAAAATCTTTGATAAGATTACTGAAGCGATGAAACCTGAATTTGAAGATGAGAATCCTATCAACCCATTTGATTTTTGGGAAGGTGCAAACTTTAAACTAAAGATCAGAAAAGTTGATGGATTCTGGAACTATGATAAATCTGAATTTGATAGTTCTTCTGCTATTGCAGACAATGATGAATCAATTGAGGAAATATGGAACAAACAGTTTCCTCTTAAACCATTCCTTGCACCTGAAAACTTTAAATCTTATGATGAGCTAAAAGCAAAACTTGATAAAGTTTTAACTGGTTCAGGGAATTCTGGCACTGCCGAAGATGTTGCAATCCCACCTGTAACTGAAGCAGTTGCACCAGTAGTACAAGAAACAGTAGATACATCCTCTCCAGTTGATGATGACAGCGATGAAACGCTTGATTATTTCAGTAAACTGGCGGAAGAGGACGCTTAATCTCTCCACCTGTTCTGTACATTAAGGGGTTCGGTTATGCTGAACCCCTTTTTTTATGTCCTAGTGATTCGTTTTTTATAAATAATAGTATTGTTTTTATGAAACAATGAGATATCAAAATTAAATCAAGGAGAACATTATGAGTTCTATAAAGTCTATTGTGGCTGCTATCGCAGTTGCAACAGCATCCATTTCTGTATCATACGCCGAAACTACGGTAACGATACCAGATGTGAATGCTGAAATATATGGTAAGTTAAATTACATGGCTTACTATAACGAAGATACCTCAAACAACGGTGTATGGAAGTCTGGCAATAATGCTTCAAGAGTTGGTCTATCAATTTCTGAAGTATCAGATGTAAATGCTTTTGGTAAACTAGAAGTCGGTGTTAATATTGACGATTCTGGATCAGATACATTTTCATCAAGACTTGCATATCTAGGAGTTGATGGAGGTGATCTAGGTAAATTTAGTGTAGGTCGTCAAGATTCAGTATTTACTGCTGTCACTGGCGCTACAGATGTTTTCAATGTATATGGTTCTAATGCAGATCAAAACCAAGGTAGTAGATTATCTAATACTTTAGTTATATCTAATGGCGTTGGACCTGCTAGTGTTTCTACTCTTATTCAAATGGATGGGGCAGACAATACAAAAGACATTGATAAGTATGAAATATCTGCTACTGTGGGACCAGTTTCTGTTGGTTATTCAAAAGATAACAATACAGAAATAGACTACATGGCAGTTTCTGGATCTCACGATCTAGGAGATGTTGCAATATCAGCCGCTTACTCTATTAAAGATAGTGCTGGTACTGAAACAAAAGGTTATGAAATTGTCGGAACTGTGGCAAACATATCTGTTGGATATGGCGAAATAGTAGATGGCGATTCTTACATAACTGCTGGTATTGATCAACCAATCACAAATGCATTTTCTGTTTATGCTGAATATCAGTTAGAGCAAAATGTATCGTCAAGTGAAGAAGATCAAAACAACTATGCTGTAGGTACAAAAATAGTATTTTAAGCATTGAGATATCAACTTAAATTAGGGGTCCTTAGTGACCCCTTTTTTATGGTATAAATACTACATGGAACAATTTGTAATTATACTCGCTGAATTTGGTTTACCTGTTGCAGGTTCTTTTGCTATGGGTGTATTCATCTATATCATTCTTAGATATATTTTAGGTTCAGTCATCGGTCAAGTTCAAACTTTACATTCTATTATTACACAATTAGATAATAGAGTTAAAAATATGAATAATGATATTATCAAACTTGATGTATTAGTTTCACATACACTTGACATACCACCAGACGAAGAAAGAATTGCTCGTGCTGATGGTAAGAAAGACGCTAGGAGAGATTAATGGACCTAGTTGGTATATTACAAGACTATGGATTTCCTATGTTCGCTGCTGTGGCCATGGCATACTTCATATATTTTATATACACTTTTATTACAACAGAAATTAAAGTTAAATTAGGTCAAGCAAGCACAGTTCTAATTGCTCTCATTGATCGTATTCGTATGTTAGATAATGATATCATAAGATTAAAAGCAAAAGTCAAAACTGCAATCGAACTTAAAGAAAATTTAGAGAAAAAGAAGTCCCACAGAAAATAATCTATTATAAATAGTAGTATGAAAACACTAATTAAAGTAGTGTTATTCTGTGCTGTGTTGTTATGGATTTTAGGGTGGGCATTTGATAACACAATAAAATATGTACAAGCGTCTGAACTGGATTTTCAATTTGGTAATCCAGCGTTCAGCGGTAATGGGTATGGTACCCATGTTCTAAGTGTAGATCAATTACAACATCAAAGAAAAAATGATGCTGAAGATGACGCTAAATCTGCTGCCTCTGCTTTAAAACGAGAGCAAAACAATACTACAATCGCCAAGTTCGTTAAGAATGTTGAGAGTAGAATATATGCTAACTTATCAAAACAGTTAGTTGATAATATGTTCGGTACTTCTTGCGATAGTGAAACAACAACCTGCCCAACAAGTGGTACGGCAGATGTTGAAGGATCAACATTGTATTGGGTTAAAGATACTACAACAGGAAATATTACATTAACAATTACAGATGAGAGTGGTGCTGTAACCACTATGACTGTACCTGTAGGTGACTTTGTATTCTAATGAGATACTTTGCTTTAATCATAATGTTAATGTTTACAGGTTGTGCTACTGTACCTGGTGACTTTCCTTACAAAGAAGAACCACCTAAGGCATATGGCACACCGACAGGTGACATATTAAAATATTACGATCATTTAGATCAAGAGATTATTACAGTTGCTGTATATGAATTTAATGATATGACTGGTCAAAGAAAACCTAGTACAAAGTTTTCTCAATTAAGTATGGCAGTTTCTCAAGGTGCAGATGTATGGGTAATACAGGCACTCAAAGATACAGGTGAAGGTACTTGGTTTAGAGTCGTTGAAAGAGCAAGTCTAGACAATCTTGTTAAAGAACGACAATTAATCAGATCAACAACTGAATTATACGATGGATCAGATGTAGGTAAAGGTGTATTGAAACCTATGTTATTTGCTGGGTTGTTATTTGAAGGCAACATTGTAGGTTATGACGCCAATACTGAAAGTGGTGGTGATGGTGCAAGATATTTTGGTATAGGTATACACGAAGAATATAGAGTAGATCAGGTAACTGTATCTATGAGAATTGTGTCAGTACATACAGGCGAAGTTATGATTGCTGTATCATCAACGAAGTCTATCGCCAGTTTTAAAACTGGTAGAGATGTATTTAGATTTTTAGACTTAGGCACAAAAGCATTAGAATTAGAAACTGGTGTGGCCGTAAACGAACCAGTGAATTATGCGTTGAGATCGGCAATAGAGCATTGTATATTACAAATACTAGATGAAGGTAAGATTAAAGGTTTATGGAAAACTAAATTAAGACCTTCTAAATTAAACGGTTAAAGGAAAACAAAAATGAAAAAATTAATGCTAATTATGTTTTTGATGGTTAGTACAGTATATGCAAACGACATTTATGTCACCCAATCAGGTGCTACGCTTGACTTAGATATATTACAAGATGGTCAAAATAACACCATCGGTAGTTCTACAACCTCGTCAAGTGTTATTGGTGCAACAACAAACTTTGATATCAAACAAGTTGGTAACTCGAATGTTATCACCTTTGATATTAATGGTGCAAACTACACAGGTACTTGGGATATAACAGGTAACTCAAATAACATTGACTTTAATTGTGATAGTACAGGCAACAATTCAAGTTGTGGTACTGCTACTGCAAATATAACTTGGACAGGTAATTCATCAGATATTGATTTAGATATTGGTGAAACTTCAGCAGCAGGTAATGCTACAGTTAATATAACTGGTGCTTCTGGTTCTGATTCAAATGTGATTGCTGCTTCGATAGACGGCACAAGTGTTATCTTAACTTTAAGTGTTAATGGTGATACTAATAATTATTTAATTGATATTGATGGTAACGGAGATGTAAATGGACACACACTAATACATAGTCATACAGGCGGTATTGCTGATGTTGATATTACACAATCTGGAGTATATGATAATATGTTAAATCTAACTACTTCAGGAGACAATCACGACATTGATATTATACAAAGGGACTAATGAGGTTTCTTACTGCTATTGCATTTACCTCACTCGGTATGTTGATCTTATGTTCGCAAGAGTCTAAGGCAAGTATCGGTGAGGTAATACTACACGAAGGTAGTGGTGTAATAGAAAGAAAAGATAATGGTGAGTCAGTTGAATCACAAATAGAAGCAGAAGTATTTTCTTACGACACAATCAGAACAGCAAAAGGTAAAACAGCAATAGAGTTTATTGATAAGACTCGTGTTGATGTCACCGAGCATTCTAAACTTATCATAGATGAATTTGTTTATGATCCTAATTCAAAGACAGGTAAGTTATCACTCAAAGCAGGTCTAGGCACAATCAGATATGCCTCTGGTCAAATTGCAAAAAACAATCCTACAAGTATAAAGATACAAACACCTACAGCAACTATTGGTGTTAGAGGTACAGACTTCTCTATGACCGTAGATGAGATAGGTAGTTCGACAATTATATTATTACCAAGTTGTGATACGACAGGTGCTTGTTATGTAGGTGAAATATCAGTAGAGTCAGACGCAGGTCAAGTTATACTTAATCAAGCATTTCAGGCAACAGTTGTCGATACAATTTCAAGTACACCTATGAAACCTGTCACCTTAGGTCTAGATGAAAATATGATTAATAACTTATTGATCATAGCAAGACCAGCAGAGATAACAGAACAGTTAGAGCAATCAGAATATATAGCAGTTGCTGACGCCTTAGACTTAGACTTTTTACAATTTGATGATTTAGAGATTGACTATCTAGAGGAAGAAGAAAGTGCTTGGGCAACAGCACTTGATATAGATTTTCTTGAACAGGACTTTCTAGGTGACATTCTCAAACAGTTGAATGAACAGTTAGCAAAACAAATGAGAAGTGAGTTCGATAAAAAGAGATCAGGTACAGGTGTTATCACAGGTAAAGACGAGGCAACAGGTATTATTATATTGAACGAAGAACCAGAATGGTTAGTCATAAGAGAAACAGAAACAAACTATCTTGAATTAAGATTAGATCAAGAGTACGGATACAATATAAATATAGTACAAGGTGATGATGAAATTTACGATTACGAAATAGGAGGAAATGCAAATGAGATTACTATTTATCAGTCTAATTAGTTTTTACTTTTTAGTTGGTTTTATACCTAACAAGGCAAATGCAAACGATTTTGATTTGACTATCATAACTACAAATAATGGTGACCTAGATATTCTACAAGATGGTGAAGATAACAATATTGATTTAGATGTACAAAGTATGAATAACTTTGAACTAGATTTTTCTCAAGTTGGTAATTATAATAATATTGATATAGATGTTGATGGCAGAACGAGTAGCGGATCTTCAATAACTATTACACAAACCGGTAATAATAAAACTTATACTGGTAATCTTTGGTGTGGTCATTCGTATTGCACTATGACTCTTAATCAATAATGAAAAAGATATTCACTCATTGGACCATAGGTCTACTCACACTCGCAATATTAACTATAATAGGTTTAGGCGACCCACAAATAAAAGAGATACTAAGATTAAAGTCCTTTGATCTTATATTACAATCAGAAACAAAAGAAGTATCACCTGATATAGGTGTGGTTACAATAGATGAAAAGTCTATTGAAAAGTATGGTCAATGGCCTTGGGATAGAAGAATACTTGCTGATCTAGTTATCAAATTAAGAGAAGCACAAGTAGGTATAATTGTTATGCCGATACTCTTTTCTGAATATGATAGAATGGGTGGAGATGAAGCATTTGTCAATACAATAAATCAAATGGGTGTTGTTATTGCTCAAGTTGGCACAACACAAATAAACAAGAACGCTGTGCCAAGAGGTGTTGCAAAAATAGGTGACCCACTACCTTGGTTGTATGAATGGCCTGGTATGTTAGGACCGATACCTGAATTAGGACAATATGCAGATGGTGTTGGTGTTATTAATACAGCACCAGAGATAGATGGTGTTGTAAGACGAGTGCCATTGATTATGAGAATCGGTGAAGAAACTTATCCTGCTATGGCATTAGAAACGATACGAGTAGCAACTGGTGATCCTAGTTATCAGATTAAGGCAGGCGAAGGGGGAGTAATTGCTGTAAGGGTGCCTGGTTATGATACAATCGCTACTGATCCTCATGCAAGAATATGGTTAAGATGGAATAAAGAATTCGATACCATATCAGCAAGTGAAGAGGACTTTTCTGAATTTGCAGGTCGTACAGTTATTATCGGTATAACTGCTGAGGGTTTATCTAGTATTATTGCAACCCCATTAGGTGAAAAACATGATTATATACTATCTGCTTCGACCTTACAGACGGTCCTAGACGGAGAACAGATCAATAGATATGATTACAGTCTATTTTTAGAATTGATTATATCAATATTTCTCGGAATGTCAATAGTTATTTTAGCAAGATTTACACCATATTGGGTTATCGGCTTGACAATGATATTATCTTATGTTATACTTGTATTTACCTCACATTATTTGTTTACCGAATATCTTATTCTTGCAGATGTAAGTTGGTCAATTATTTGCTTGACAATAGTTGGTATGCATAGTATATTTAATCGGTTTGTTTTAGAGTTTCAATTGAAACAACAAATAAGAAAACAATTTGAAACATATCTTGACCCTAGACAAGTAGCAATATTACAAAAAGATCCTAGCAAACTAAAACTCGGTGGCGAAAGACGAGAGATGAGTTTTCTATTTATGGACATTGTAGGATTTACACCGATATCTGAATACTATAAAAACAATGACGATCCTGAAGGTCTAGTAGAAGTTGTAAATGACTATCTAAACAGAATGACAAAAATTGTATTAGACAATGGTGGTTGTGTAGATAAGTATATGGGCGATTGTATTATGGCATTCTGGAACGCACCACTTGATTGTGAAGATCATGCTGAGATGGCAGTCAAGACAGCGATTGAGTGTGCTGAAGAAACAGAAAATCTAAAAGTATTATTTAAAGAAAAAGGTCTACCTGATATCAACATAGGTTCTGGTGTCAATACTGGTACTTGTATTGTAGGTAATATGGGTAGTGATACTAGATTTGATTATTCAGTTATTGGGGATGCAGTAAATCTGGCTGCAAGACTAGAAGCAACAACACGAAATTATAAGACAGATGATGGCGGTATTGTTACCACATTATATTCAAGTTATACTCAAGAAAAACTAAAGAATATCAAGTCAGTTGAAGTTGATAAGATCAAAGTTAAAGGTAAAGAAGAATTAATTACGATCTATAAACCAGTATAAATAGTAGTATGGCAACTGTATTTGATAAGATATTAGACAAGACTACTGGACCTAAGTCCTATAACTGGTACAAAAAAGAAGTTGAAAAGATAACGACACCAGGTGCTAGATCATTAATCAATACAGGTAAAGCAACATTAAGACCAAAATATGGTATAATGAATTTGTTTGGGTATGATCCGAAGTATAAAGAAACACTACCTTACTATGATAGGTTTCCTTTGATCTTTCCATTAGAACCTGCAAAGGGTGGATTTCGTGGTCTTAACTTTCATTATTTACAACCTGGTGCAAGAGTGGCGTTTTTAAGACAATTAGCAGAATATGCTAGTGACTCAAATTTTGATAAAAAAACTAGATATAATATTGACTTTGTAAATAATAGTTATTTTAAAAGAACTACAAAACATTATCTGTTTAGTCAAGTTAGAACTTCATTTCTAAATATACCAGCAGATGAGATGGCGGTTGCAATATTTTTACCAGTCGCAAGATTTAAGAAAGGAAGTCCTTACTAATGGCAATTTTTAGAGCAGGAAAAAGAGTAGGTCCATTTGACATACGAGTAGGTTTTCCTAGAGATAAAAGTTTAGATAGAGTTGATCAAGATCCTAGATTAAGACAACACGCCAATACAGAAAATACGATTGGTCGTTTTCGATCTGCTATGGCAAAGGCAGAGGGTTATGCTAGAACTACAAGATTTGCGGTTAGATTATTTCTTCCAGTGAGTCTAAATAAACTTGTACAAGAGTCAAATGATATAGTTTTAAAAGAAGGTCAATCAATTCATCCTAGATTAGCAGAACAAGCAAGACAATCAAATCCTGATCCTCAATATATGCATAATTTAGCAAGTCAATTAGGACAACAAGTTAATATTCATTGTGATACCGTTGCAATGCCTGGTCACGATTTACAAACACAAGCAATACAATATGGATCAGCACCTGAATATGAAATGGTGCAGGCACATGCTTTTACAGGTCAGATTAATGCTTCGTTTTATGCAGATAAATATTTACGAGAAAGACATTTCATGGAGGCATGGCAAAAATTAGCAGTCGATATGAATACACACAAAGCAAAATACTATGATGATTACATTGGTAAAATGCATATCTATCAATTAGGTTCACTTGATGGAGAAGGTGATAGAGATGTACCAACTTATGGTATTGAAGCAACTGAGGTTTACCCTGCTACGATAAGTGCAATAGATTATAATTATGCAGGAAACAATATAGTTAAAATCAATGTTGGTTTTAATTACAAACAATGGTACAATTTAACAGCAGATGGTATTGCAGGAATTGAATTTGGTTCAAGTCGTCAAACATTACATCCAGTTAAAGGAAGACCAGGTATAGATGGATTACTTGATAAGTTACCACCTGAACTAGGTAGAGCAGGTAGAAGTATATTTAATCAAGCAAAAAATCAATTGCCGATAGGCAGATTAACAAGGGGGAAAATATTTCCACCATTTACATAATTTTATATTATAAGGAGATTAAATTATGACACTACCAAAACTGAGCACTCCAACATATGAGTTGGAACTACCATCAACGGATGAGAAAATTAAGTATCGACCGTTCTTGGTAAAAGAAGAAAAGATACTTATGATGGCGATGGAGAATGGCGAGTCCAGTGCTATCACACAGGCAGTTAAAGATATCGTTAGTGAATGTACATTTGGTAAAACTAATATATCAAAATTGCCTATGTTCGATACTGAATACTTGTTTTTAAATATTAGAGCAAAGTCAGTTGGTGAGGTTTCTAAATTAAAAATATTATGTCCAGATGACAAAGAAACTTATGCTGATATTGAAGTTGATTTAACCAAAGTACAAGTACAAGTAGATGAAGAACATACAAATAAAATTGAGTTTACTGATAGTATGGGTATGATTATGACCTATCCTACTATTGACTCTTTTAAGAATACAGGTATTGCAAATATAACTGCTGCTAATATGTTAGAAGTTATTGGAAGTTGTATTCTACAAATTTATGAAGATAAAGGTGAAAAAGTTTATGATCCAAAAGATCAGACTAAAAAAGAGTTACAAGAATTCTTAGAGCAGTTAAATACACAACAATTTAAATCTGTTCAAAAGTTTTTTGATACTATGCCTAAATTAAAACATGAAATAGAGGTAAAGAATCCAAAGACTAAAAAGAAAAGTAAGGTAACATTGAATGGACTTAACGATTTTTTCGAATAGCCCTTTCACACGATAGCCTGGAGAATTATTATAGTACGAATTTTGCTTTAATGCAACACCATAATTACTCTCTTGGTGATCTAGAAAATATGATACCGTTTGAAAGGGAAATATATGTAGATATGTTAGTAACATATATTAAAGAAGAAAATGAAAGAATTAAAAAACAAAATCAAAAAGGTTAAACTATGAGTGAAGAAGTAAAAAAGATTGATACAGAAACCAAAAAGGTTAACATAGAATTAGAAGTTGATACTAATATAGTTGACTCTAGTAAGAATAAGTATCAAGGTTTTATAGACTTAGCAAAGGCGCTAGACGCATGGAGAATATTTCCTAGAATATTCATAACAACATATATCTATTTACTATACAAAGTTGTAATATGGTATATGGCACTAGGCGATCCTTCAATGGAACAATCAGGACTTGTTAGTGTGGTTGTTGGTGCTGGAGCAGCATGGTTTGGTTTATATGCAGGAACAAGGAAATAATAGATGTTAGGATCACTAGTACCAATAAACTCACCGTATGAGGTGATAAGTCCAGCAAGATCGTCAGTTCAACCTGCTTCAGGTGGCGCTGTCGCTGGTGCAGCAAGACAAATGAGTCCTATGGAATCAATGAAAACAATATTTGAAGATATTAGAGATGGTATTGAGAATATTGCAGGTATGGTCCAGACTCTTGTTTTAGGACAACAACCTACTGTGGGTGATAAGATTTCAGCGTCTGATACTGATAGTGGTGGAATAGAAGATACGGGTGGTCAAGAAGGTTTTAGTAGTGGGATGTTAGATTCTCTCAAGAGTGCTTTTGCAGACGATGGTGGTATTGGTAAACTTAAAAAAGCATTATTCGCTGGTATAGTAGCGTCATTATTCTTATTTTCAGATCAAATAAAAGCAGCAATCGTACCTATACTAAAAGTAGGAAAACAAATATACGAGTTTTTAGGTCCTAAAGGATCATTGATATTAGGACTAGGGGCAATCGCTGCTTTTACTTTTCCTAAAACATTTTTTACAATTCTTAAAATTGCATTTAAAGCAATTAAATTTATACCTACTATATTTTCTGCATTGTCTAGTGGTCTAAGTGCTGTATTAGTTCCTTTGGCACCAGTAATTGCAATTGTAGCAGCAATTGCTGCTGTCATATACAGTTTAAAAAAAGGATTTGACGCCTTTCAAGAGTCATTAGACGCAGGCGATAGTATGATTGACGCTATTATTGCAGGTGTTTCTACTGCTCTTGCAACATTAATAACTTTACCATCAACACTTTTCAAAAATTTATTAAGTTATGTTGCAGGTTTGTTTGGTTTTGATGGTATAAAAGCAAAACTTGATGACTTAGATTTTGTAGAATTTTTTACAAATGCTTTCAAAATGTTATTCACTGGTATAAAAGATTTCATCACAGGTATATTTAATATTGACTTTAAAGGAATACTTGGCAAAGGACTTGATCTATTTGGTGCAATAGCGACAAGAATTAAAGCAATTGCTGCTGCTGGATTTGCAGCGCTCAAGGCTGCATTTCCTGGTGGCGAGTCACCTGGTGAAGCATTCAATAGAGTTTATCAAGAAAGAATGGATAAAGAGGATGATTCAGAACCTGAAGCTAAGGGTGGTCCTATTACTATAAGTGTAGATGACGCACAATCTAGAATGTATAGACTTCAAGATCAAGCATTAATGGCTGGTCCAGATGGGTCTAATCAACCAGAAGTAGCAGCAGAGGCAAAAGCAAGAGCATTACAAATGGAAAAACTATTAGACGAGGCGTATGTTAAAGGTAAAGATACTGTATCTATGCCATCTGGAAGTATTGGTAAAAAACAAAGTGATGTTGAAAAATTAACAGACGCAACAGCAGAAAAGACACACGAAGAAGGTACTAAAAGAAGTGATACTAAAAGAGATGAGTATGAAGGTCTTAAAGCACAAGGATTTTCTAAATCAGACGCTAGACTAATTTTAATGTTCGATACTAATAAAACAAAAGGTTTCCCTGCATATCAAGAAGCGTCAATGAAAGCTCTTGGTTATAACTTTACTCCTGAATTTATGACACCTGAAGAAAAACTAGCATGGATGAAAAGAAAAATGATTGTAGATGATGAAGGAAATTTATTTAAACCTACTAGTGCAGATGGAGATTATCGACAATTATCACAATCAGAGATGAGAATGAGGGCTGCTTCAGCTGAGGGTAGACAAGATTTAAATGAAGCAGTTGCAGAAAATAAACAAGCAAAAAATGATAGTGCTGGTGCCAGTGGTAATATCGTAGTCAATAATAATAGTGTTGATAATTCTAGTCAATCACAAACAAATAACACTACTAAATTAAGCACAGATCATTCAGATCCTACTGCTAACGCATTAAAAGAGGTAGCAGGATTCTAACCTTTTTGTTGTAGATGTTTTTCTGTCCAGATATCAAAAGTAATATTTCTATCATCACACCATTTTCTTGCTGACGCAAACTTATCACGATTCATTTGATAAGTTTTCATTTCATACAATACAGTTGATTTCTTTTTACCTCTGCCACCAGTAGGAGGTCGCAAGTCTTTAGTAGGTTTAACTTCAATAAGATGAGTTTTGATACTACCATCAGATGTTTTTACTTTAATAAGAAAGTCAGGAAAATACCTACGCTGTTTCTTAGTTGCAGTATCATAATAAGGTATTGCTAATTCCTCACTAGACCATAGTATTACGCCAGGTGTCTTGTCAAAGTATTTCATACACCTTCTTTCCCACATAGAACGATAGATGATATTACTACAATCACCTGCATATTTTTGAGGGTTCTCTGGTGTAAATTTACCTTTGTATTTTTGTGATCTTTCTCTCATACTCATATAAATAGTTATAACAATATTTATCAAGGAGAGATATGGGACTAATATCAAACGCATTAAATAATCTTGCTGGAAATATATTCGGGGATGCATTTAATAGTAGCGGATCAACAACACCAATATTAAGAAAGAATGCTATAGATATGAGGCAACAGTCTCCTACTTCTAGAGCAGACAACGATCCTCTAGCATTTTCGTCCATAGCATATCCTAGAGATGTGACCAACGATATGCAAAGTGGTCACTATATGCTGTTTTATATCAATGTTCAAAATAGAACTAAGTACAAATACACTGGTGCTGATGGACAATCAGTTGGTGAAACTGTAAAGGTTCAAGAAAATCATCCTTTAGCAGTAAGACAAGGTGGTTCAAAAACTGTAAATGTAACAACAGCAGGAGGATCTGCCGACGCTGGATATCAAAAAGGTTTAGTTGCTGGTGGTTCAAAAGGTAATATTCTTACAGGTGATAGAGTTGATATTAGAAAACAATCTCGTGGTACAGCAACAGGTCTATCAAGTTATAATAAAACTACAACGAGAATTACTGATTCAATTGCGATTTATCTACCACCTAATGTTCAAGACACACTTGCTGCAGGATACAATGGTATGGCAACTGGCATGTTAGGTGCTGCTGCACAATCAGGTATGGCTGCGGGACAAGCGATGGCAAATAACGATTTTGAAGCTGCTGCAGGTGCAATAGTAGATGGTGGTAAAGCAATAGGATCGAAACTTGCTGTTAATGCTGCTGCAGGTATTGCTGAAGCACTTGGTGGTGGTGAAGGTGGTGAAGAACTACTAAACAAAGCATTCGGTCAAGCAAACAACCCGTATCTAGAAGTGATGTTCGATCAAATGGCACTAAGACAATTCTCATATAACTTTACATTCGCACCTAGAAATCAAGATGAAACAGATGATGTACAAAAAATTATACAAATGTTTAGATTTCATATGTCACCTGAACTACAACAAGGACAAGGTCGTTTCTTAACACTACCTTCAGAATTTGATATTCACTATATGTATCAAAAAGAAGATGGTACAGCGTCAGAAAATGACTACTACCACAAGATTTCAACCTGTGTGTTAGAGAACTGTGCTGTTGATTATACGCCAGGCGGTGTTAGATCATTTCAAGATGGCGCACCTACACAAATTACAATGAGTTTAACATTCAAAGAAACTGAACTATTAACAAAAGATAGAATTAATCAAGGATACTAATGTCATATTTCGATAAATTTCCACTAATGGGTTACGATATTAAAGGTGACGGTACATACAAACTAGTGCCTAACATAATAAGACGAGTCAAACTAAGATCAGGTGTCGCAGCAGGTGCCTTTGTATTTGAAGAATATGATGTAAGAGAAGGTGAGAAACCAGAAGATGTCGCTTACAAATGGTTTGGTGACGCAGAATATCATTGGGTAATACTAATGACAAACAATATTACAGATAGATATTATCAATGGCCGATGACACAACCTGATTTTGCGAACTTTCTAACAGACAAATATGGTGCAGGTAGTGAAGACTCGATACACCATTATGAAATTACGCAGGCAAGTGGTAGAACTACATCAAACGGACCAGGTGACACCTCATACCTAGTCGAGTGTAATTCAGATGAAGATGGCGCCTTGCCAGTTACAAACAGAGAATACGAAGAAAGACAACAGGATAAGTATAGAAAAATTAGATTATTAGATAGAAGATTTTTAAAAGCATTCATATCAGAATTCAATGGTCTTATAAAATCTGATACATATTAAGGATTACTAGATTATGTCAACAAAGACGCCAGATAATGCAAGTTTAAGGCATGAAGATACAATACAATTCGCAGGTGATTATAATTTAAATAATATTGTATTGATTGGTCATAGCGGTGAGGCAGTTGATATTAAACCATTGATGTTAGAGTTGAATATATACGAGGGTATATACAGTAATTCAATCACAGGTTCAATTGTCATAGGTGATTCACAAAATCTCATATCAAAACTACCAATACAAGGCACAGAAAGATTATCATTTAAGATTTCTACGCCAGGTGCAAATGCTGAAACGCATATTATTGACGCCACAGAAAAAACAGGTCACCCTTTTCACATATACAAACTTACAAATAAACAACAGATCAATCCTGGTACTGTAACCTATGTTTTGCATTTTTGCAGTAGAGAAATGCTACGCAATCAAAGAGTCAAAGTAAGTCAATCATATTTAAGTATGTCAACAGCAGCAAGAAATATATTTAAAGATCCTAGATATCTTGATAGTCGTAAGAGATTATATTACGAATCTGCTCAATCTAATCCTGTTGTTATTCCTAATATATCACCATTTAAAGCATTCAATATGATGGGTAAACATTGTATACCTTATAACGAATTAAACGAGGGAACAGTAGGGTTTTACTTTTACGAAACAACAAAAGGATTTCATTTTCGCAGTTGGCAGAGTATGGTATCATACAAAGGTGCCACTCCTGTTAAATCTAAACAAGTATTCTTTTATCAACCAAAAGAAGGTGGTGACGAAGCAATAGACGATAAGGGCAACGAAGAAGATAAGATTGTAAATGATTATAGAAATGTAGAAGAATATGAGTTTATCAATCAATTCCATGATGTAGCCGCGAATACAGCACTAGGAACATACGGACATAGAGTTATTACACATAATCTATACGATAAATCATACAAAGTAGATGATTATAACTACCATGAAACATTTAATACAAGTTCCCACGCAGACTCAGTCATAGGAAAGAATAATAACGCTGAAATCAACGCAATTGTCAGATCACCTGTTGATTATGATGATTTAGCAGTATCAGACTATCCTGAATCAAGAGTTTCTTTACAATCCACAACAAGATTTAGTGAAAATAAAGATGTAGGTCTGTATGG